GATAGATCTTACGATCGTTACAGACAAACGACGTATGTGAATTAAATTACATAGGAGGTATGTATATCCATGGACGGATTAAGTCTAAAGTTTACTCATTCGCCTTTAGAAGGTAACTTCACCTTCGATGAGTATGGTGCACTCGTCCCTGACCAGTCGCACCTCCAAATGGAGTATGTCAAAAATGATATTGTCAGGCAGCTGAAAGCGGATACTGGTCTATATCGCCGGATGACTGATATGTACTTCAAAACGGACGTTGAATTCACTGACAATCCAACTGGCAATACTCCCGTAATTGGCGTAGGGGTTAAGAAATATGGGAAAAGACCTTTAAACGTTAGCTTTAGAGAGAGAGTTGACAACTTAACTAAAGAGGACCCGAAGATCAAAGCCCAGATTGAGAAACGTGAGAGAAAGATCGTAGCTGATCAGACAAAGTATATGGCTCTCCACGAATCACTTAAACCTACAGATGAGCATTCAACGGAATATGTCCAGTGGCTAGTTGAAGGAGAACAGGTCATGACTGGGGGCGGATTTGATAACAACGCGATTGGCGACGTTCAGAAATCAGCTCTACTGTTCGTTTCAAAAGGTAACCGACACCCACAGTATGAGTCGACTCCGTTTTCGCGTCTTGTGGTTGAAGGATCGCTCAAGCTAAAAGAGATGCTTGAACAGGCTGGGCTGAAGCCGGGTACACTCATCCCCTTTGGATGCAGTAGAGTAAGAATGGATCAGGACAATGATGGTTTGATCGGTTATCCGGTTTATTCTAAAGGTTGGAAAGAGTTGGATACTGAGGTAGCGACAAGACTACTTTTAAGTTCAGGGGTGGACACCCGCGCGCTAGTCGGCAAGCAGGTAGTAGATCCTCGCACAGGACAACCCTCAAAAACGCAGGTCGTACAAGCAATTGCTTATGTCTTGGACCACACTGTCGTTTCCGACCCTAGCAAGCTGCCATCCGTTATTACACTGCTTGCGAGAATTCAAAAGCATGGCTGGAAGAAGGAAGCTGACGAGATTGTTCCAAAGAAATCCAAGACTCGTTCAGTCTATCCAAACGCCGCACTCCCTGGTATGATTGAAGCAATGGTAGGAACACCGTTCATTGAAGCTTTACAAGAACACAAGTTTCCATTCATGCCTAGCTTGCAGGACAAACCGACTCGTGTTCAAATGTTGAAATCCATGTATGAGTTGGGGCGTTCGAAAGGTTACGAGTGGTTGAGTCTTGATGAATCACAATATGACGCAACCGTTATTGGTGGTATTTTAGCAACTGTAATGTACTATGCGGTTCGCCCGTTCTTTAATGCTAAATACTACGACTGGGTCGATTTTATGATATACTGCTTAACTTATAAGTATATTGTATGCGATGCAGCCTTGTGTGCAATCAATGAGGATGAGCTTCGAGATGCAAAAGATTCTGGACCCTGGGTGGATGTCAGACCATTTATCTTGTTTGGAATGACTGATGGGTTAATATCTGGCGCGAAGCTTACACATGTAGGTGGCTCTTTGTATGGAGGCGCCGTTATCCATTACGCCATGCCGAAGATGATGGGATTCGAACCATTTATCGGCGTTCAAGCCGGTGATGATTGTGTTTGGGCATATCCAAAAGACAGAGTAGATTTCACAAGTATGGAGAAAACATACGGACCTGTCGAGGAATGCGCAAAGACTGTTGGAATTGACATCAATAAGACTAAGCAGATCTGGTTTCCGGTTGATGGGGAACTAGTGAATATATTCTTGCAGGACGTGTATCACGAAACGTCAGGTACTTGGGGGTCTGGCTCGATTTTCAGACCTTTGGACGCAGTCTTTTTCTCCGAGAGGACAAAAGACTTGAGTATCGCTGAGCAATTTATTGCTGAGATTTCGCGGATGAATCAGGGTGCTGATTCCGCTTTCGCGAAAGACGGAGTTCGAGAGTGGTTAAGCCAAGAAAAATTTATTGGATCACTTTTCAAAGAGTACGGACTAAGTGCTTTCGATAAAATCGTTGAAAGCATAGGGCTACCAATTGAAGATATAGCCCAGAGGATAGAGGTCGGCTCTTTTACTTTTGGCGTATCGAAGGAAGATATGAAAAATGGGTCCTTACCGATACTGCCGGTTATCCGGGATGTAGCGTCAGAAATGACGTTTGATGTGAGTCCCACCGAAGCCTTAAAGTCACTAGGGATAGTGGACAGTGTTGCAGAGATCAGTGATGCTGATGGCTTAGGCAATGACACGCCCGACGTCGGGGATTCCGACGACGTCCTCCTCACCAACGAGTAAAATGGGCG